GTTCGGGGGGCAGATTTGGTCGAAGATGATGCCGAGCAAGCAGCAGTTGGAGGCGGCGGAGCGGTTGAGTGACGATGGGAGTCAGGTGTTTGCGGTGATTGAGCGGATTCGGCTGGCATCAGAATCTTCGCGTTCTGATGGGAAAGAATTGGAGGGGGATGCTGGGGATGGTCGATAGCCTGGTGGTATGGCAAAGTCCAAAACAGGCAAACCGCCGTTTGTTGTGACTCACCACGGGAAGAACGTTCACATCATTGATTGTGAGCCGACGAACGGGGAGTGGGAGCAGTGGGTGTTGCTGAGGTCGGATGCGCACCACGACAATCCCAAGTGCCAGACGGAGTTGGAGAAGCAGCACTTGGATTTGGCGCTGGAGCGCAAGGCGATCATCATTGATCTTGGCGACTGCCTTGATCTGATGCAGGGGAAGGGGGACAGAAGGCAGAACAAGTCGCAGTTGCGTTCATCGCAATTGGCGGCGGCGTACTTTGATCGTGTGGTAGATGAGGCTGCTGAGTTCTATGCGCCGTACGCGGCGAACTGGGCGGTGCTTGGTCAGGGCAACCATGAATCTGCTTGGTTGAACCACCATGAGTCATGCCCGACGACGAACTTGGTTCGTGCGATCAAGTCGATCAATGGTGAGTCTCAGATGGGGGCTGGTGGGTATGGGGGATGGGTGAAGATCCGGGCGTGCATGAGTAACACGAAGATGACGTGGACCTTGCGGTACCACCACGGCAGCGGCGGCAGCGCACCGATGAGCATGGGTGTGCTGGACTTGCGGCGAATGTTCTCGTGGATTGAGGGGGCCGACTGCATTGCGGTTGGTCACAACCACCAGTCGAACATTGCGGGAATTACCCGTGAGTATCTGGAGACGAGGAACGGGGTGTACGAGGTGCGGCACCGGCACTGCGATTTCGTGCGATGCGGGACGTACAAGCAGGATTGGGGCGATGGATCCGGTGGGTGGATCGTGGAAAAAGGCAGTGGTCCAAGCCCGATTCGAGCGAAGTGGATTCGGTTGTTTAGCCGATGGGACTCACTGGCTATCAAGGGTTCCACGAAGCAGCGCGGTGCAGCAAGGATTGCTTGGGACGTTTACGACGCACAGTGAACTAACCGTCTCAGGAGGACAGATGCGTGTACGCCTTGGCGGAAAGTACTGGACGCTGAAGTTCAGCCCCAATCTGAGGGACTATGGCAACATGGAGGATCCAGGCCGCGCATCGGGTCGCATCCTCCGCATCGCCACTTGGCAAGGTGAGCAAGACAAGTTGGACACGACCTTGCATGAGGCGATCCATTGCTGCCGGCCAGAGTTGGACGAACAGGCCGTGACCGATCTTGCGAACGATCTGTCTCGCCTTCTGTGGCGCTTGAACTATCGACGAAGTGGAAACTAAAGTCGTCACTTACAGGAGTGACGAACCCGTAAGAAACACTTACCAGTTTTTCTTTTCATGTACACGGCATCGACAGTCCCAAATAACGTGTACAAATCTGCCACACTTATCGACATGTGTAGCACTTTCGACACATTGAGCAATACGATGATTGAGCGAAGATGCGGGTTCGAATCCCGCTTGCGGGACTGGCACGAGGCCGCGAGGTACAGCCCAGTCCCTTCGAGCAATGGTGTCAATGCAACATTTCGCCGGGGCAGGGCCGTGTCGGAGCGGCTGCTGCCCACTTGAGGGAAACATGAGCGAGTCTTCAACAACAGACGTGATCGAACGGATCATTCGGTATCAGAACGATCCAGGGAAGAAAAATGCGTCTACCCTCTTGCTCCGCTGCAAGGATGAGATCGAATACCTTCGAAAAGAACTCTCTAAGGAGATGCGGGAGACGTTCTGGATGAAGTCCGAGATCGACCGCTTGCAGGAACTCTTGAGAAAGGCCCGCCGTGATTTTTGAACGCGACACGGGTGACGAGCACGTTGACATGAATGGGTATGTCCTGGCGAATTCGCAGTTTGCTCCAGATGGAACTCCGTCTTGGATGGCATGGCGAGACGAAGCACACCGACTGATGGACGAAGTGGACAAGTTGCGATACCTTGTCGAAACGCTACAGCGCAACAACAAGGTTCTGGAAGCATCACTTCATAGGAAGGCTGATCGTGGCAAAGAATGACCAGGTCATGTTTGCGAACGGATTTGAGGACGCATTCTTGGGGATCGGATCGCAGTTCATGACGTACTTTGCCGTGTACGACTACGGCAAGTGTGTGCAGATCCTCATGGAGCGCGACGGTATGACGGAGACCGACGCAGAGGAATTCATGGACTTCAACGTCACTGGCTCGTGGGTTGGCAAGGGAACCCCGGTGTTCCTGCGCCCCATGTCAGGCGAAGATGCTGCGGAGTGGATCGCGGAATTCGAAGTGTGAACTGCGAGTACGCACACCTCGTCCCGAAGGAGCAGGCGGCAAACCTTCGCTTTCGGGAAAAAATGATTCGCCTCGGCAACGAAGGGGCGAAAGAGAAATCAGCCTTGATCGCCATGTGCGCCAAGGATCCGCTGTTCTACTTGAATACGTTCGGGTGGACGTACGACCCGAGACTTCCAGTATCGACCATCCCGTTCATTACATATCCGTTCCAGGATGATGCCATCCTCCAGATCGTCGAGTGCATCGAGAAGGGGGAAGACCTCCTTGTTGCCAAGAGCCGCGACATGGGCGCATCGTGGATCATCCTGTCCACGTTCGAGTGGATGTGGCGATTCCGCCACGGGCAATCGTTTCTGGTCGTGAGCCGCAACGAGGATTACGTTGACAAGGCCGGCAACCCCAAGAGCCTGTTCTGGAAGTTCGACTTCCTGCACAAGAACATGCCAGGCTGGCTCCTACCGAACATGACCCGAACAAGACTCCGGATGTCAAACGATGACAACGGCAGTTCTATTGACGGCGAATCAACGACCGGCGACGTGGCGCGCGGCGACCGCCGCACCGCCATCATGCTTGATGAGTTCGCCGCCTTTGAGTCCACCGACGGGTACCGGGCATTGAGCGCAACGCGAGACGCAACGCGGTGCCGCATCTTCAACTCGACGCCGGCCGGTTCGTCGAATGCGTTCTATGACCTTGCGCAGAAACCCGACATGCGGCAGATCCGCATGCACTGGTCGCAGCACCCCGTCAAGGCAAAGGGCTTATACACCGACGACGCCGGCAAGGCCCGGAGTCCGTGGTATGACCGCGAGTGCAGGCGTTGCGCAAACGCAACCGAAGTCGCACAGGAACTCGACATTGATTTCGCCGGTAGCGATTACCTGTTCTTCGATTCTGGGATGATTGATCGGCTGGTTGCCCAGACCGGGTGTCCGCCGTATGTCCGCGGCGAACTGGAGTTTGACCCACAGACCCTGGAGCCGACCGCGTTCGTGGAGCATGGGCATGGGAAGTTGAAGTTGTGGGTCCGGCCCACCCTTGGCCTGAAGTTGCCAGAAGACCGCAACTACGCCATGGGCGTGGATATTGCCACCGGGACCGGGTCGTCCAACAGCGCCATCGCCATTGGGGATTGCCTGACCGGGGAGAAGGTTGCCGAATACGTCAACCCCAAGATCCGGCCGGATGAACTTGGCCGGCTGGCCGTGGCCCTTGGGAAGTGGTTCAAGGGCATGCAAAAAGAGGCATTCATGGTTTGGGAGGCACCCGGGCCGGGTCGGAACTTCGGTGACGTGGTCATGCAGTCTGGATACCGGAACGTGTATTTCCGCAAGAACGAACTGGCCCTCAATGCAAAGGCTGGAAATGTCCCCGGGTGGTGGCCCACAAAGGATGAAAAACGGGCGTTATACGGCGAATATCGCCGGGCATTGAATGAGGGTGAATTCCAAAATAGGTCCGTGGACGCCCTGCGGGAGTGCAAGGAAATCGTCTATACAGACAGCGGCTGGGTGGTGCATGGCCGGTCTTTGGCTACCCCGGATCCCTCTGGAGCACGCGAAAACCATGGCGACCGACCCACTGCGGACGCCCTGTGTTGGAAAGGTATGCGTGGCAAGGCGCAGCAAAAAGTAACGGATGCGGAGATGCTTCCGGGTACTCTTGCATGGCGGCGACTTATGGCGCAGCAAAGAAAGTCAAAGAAGGCGGAGTGGTAATGGCAAAAAAGAAGCGCGGCCTGTACGACAACATCAACGCCAGACGTGCGGCCGGAACCAGTCGGCCAAAGTCGAAGTCAACCATTGATCCAAAGACTTACGCCAAGATGAAGCGTGGGTGGAAGTAATGGCAAAGAAGAAGCGCGACCTGACGCTCGATTCCCAAAAGTCAAGCCGACTCCTCGAAGCGGTTGATTATTCGCGTCGTCGCATGCAGCCGTTCCGCGAGCAGCGCCTTGCTGCTGTTCGCGCATACGTCGGCAGCAACTACGGCGAAATGGGTGCGTCCGAAAAGGTGCCGCTCAACCTGATGCAGATGGCGGTGAACATTTACCGCCGGCAAGTTGCTGCGCGTGCGCCCCAGGCTCTTATTGTCCCGAAGGATCCACGGCTTGCCGCTACCGCTGACGACTTCGAGTTGGCGCTCAACTGGCTCATCAAGGAGATTGATCTTGAAGCGTCTATTGCCCAGTGGGTGATTGATGCGATGTTCTCTGTTGGCGTGATGAAGGTCGGGATTAGCCCCGGCAAGCAGTGGGAGATTGAGGGATACAACCACGACGCCGGCATCCCCTTCGCGGATGTGGTTGACTTTGACGACTTCGTCTTCGACATGAATGCGAAGCGTTGGGATCTTTGCCAGTACGTCGGCAATCGGTACACGCTTCCGTATGAAGCGGCAACCGAAATGAAGTTGTTCGACGAGGAACTGACGCCGACGATCCTTACGGACTACAACGAACAAGGGGATGAACGTGTATCCATCCTCCAGACCGGCGGGGCATGGAACCCGCAGCGCGGCTACATGGATCTCGTGGAACTATGGGATCTATGGCTTCCCTTCGACAATCTGCTCGTAACTGTGCAGTGCGTTGACAACTCCGGAATCGGAAGCGGGAAGATCGTGCGGGTGGTCGATTGGGACGGTCCCGAAACGGGGCCGTTCCATATTCTTTCCTTTGGCGATGTGCCAGGGAACATCATGCCGCTTCCTCCTGCGCAGGCGATGCTCGACCTGCATGATGCGGCCAACCGAGTCTTCCGAAAGATTGTCCGTCAGGCTGATCGACAGAAGACGCTGACGGTGGTATCCAATGGCGCAGAAGAAGACGCGCGGCGAATCATCAACGCAAACGACGGCGACACCATTCGCGCGGACAACCCGCAAGCAACTAGAGAAGCGCGGTATGGCGGTCCCGATGCGGCCAGCATCGCGTTCCTGCTGCAACTCAAGGACTTGTTCGTCTATCTGGGCGGCAATCTGGATGCGCTTGGTGGCCTTGGTCGCCAAGCCAACACGGTGGGTCAGGAGTCTCTTATCTCCCGTTCCGCCAACATGCTCATTGCCGACATGCAAGACCGGACGACCACCGCTGTCCGAAAGGTCATTGAAAGCCTTGCGGACTACCTGTGGAACGACCCGACTTCGGCGCCAAAAGTCCTGAAGAAGATTGGCGACACTGGGCTTTCGATCCCGATTGAATTCTCTCAGGATCTTCGCGAAGGCGATCTCCTCGATTACATGGTTGAGATTGCGCCATACTCCATGCAGAGCCGGACGCCATCTGAGCGCCTGGCAACCCTCAGCCAGTTGATGACCAACTTCGTCATTCCGCTTGCCCCGCAGTTGCAGCAGCGCGGAATCGGAATCGACATGGATGAGTTCATGCAGATCATGGCGAAGTATTCCAACCTCCCTGAGATGGAACGGATCCTCGAACGGATCCCGCAGGAAGAAATGGCGATGATGCAGCAGGCGGCTGGAGGTGGCGAACGCCCCTTGCAGTCCCCAATTACGACCCGAACTAATGTCCGAGAAAATGTGTCGGGTGCAACACGGCAGGGCGCGGATCAGGAATCCATGCGCATGCTGATGAACATGGCAGGACAAGGACAGCAGTAAAGATGCCGACGTACATTTACACCGCACCAAACGGAACAGATCACGAGTTCGTTATGTCGGTTGCCGAAATGGAAGCCGCCGAGAAGAACGGGTTCATGTTCCACGAGGGACAGTGGTACAAGCGAAACCTAGAAGCCGAGCACGGACCCGCCCGGGGCGGGTGTGCATCGTGGCCGATGAAGTCGGACGCAGCCGGCGTCCACCCCTCTCAATCGAAAGAGGCGTACGAACATTCGGTATCCGTTGGGGTACCGACGCAGTTTGATCCCCGTACGGGTCAAGCGATTTTTACGGACCGATCGCACCGAAAGCGGTATCTTGCGGCCCGTGGCTTCATTGATAGGAATGCCGGCTATGGCGATTGAGGAACAGGACGATTTCATCACAGATAACACAGGATCGGACTCCGATGCGTTTCCGACCCGTGAGCAACTGGCTGACACCAAGCGGCCCGACCCGCTTGACTTTGATGAGCCGGAGTCGTCCTACTTTGATCTTGTCCCATCCAAGTCAGAAAAGTCCGGCGCGCCGGACTCGAAGCCTGTTGACGAAACCGACGCATCCATGCTCCAGGAACTCGCGGCAAACGCGAAGGCTCTTGGCATGAATGATGACGAGGTATCCCAGATCAAGGATCCAGGTGCTCTTCGGAGTGTTATTGCCGCCCTTCAGAGGCAGGCCGCTACCGAGACCACTCAGACCAACGAATCAACCGGGCAAAAGCCCGATGCGGGCGAAAGCCCAAGTTCCGAGTACGAGGCGCTTGCTGCGCTTGATCCCGACGATGCAATTGATCCGTCGGCCATCAAGGCAATCAAGGCGCTGAAGGCAGAACTCGACCGTCTTCGTGCGAAGCCGGTCGCGTCCACTGCCTCCCAAGCAGTGCGTGCAGAAGATGCCGACTACCTCGTCGCCAAGTTGGGCGAAGACTACGCCGGCATCTTTGGCGAAGGACCAGCCAACTCTCTTTCGAAGAAGTCCGCTGAGTTCCGCGCGCGCTTGCAGGTCGTCGAGGAAATGAAGCGCATTCAGGATGAGGCCCGTTCCGCAAAGCGGAAGGTGCCAGAAAACAAGGATGCCTTCGATCAGGCTCTCCGAAGCGTTTTCGGAAGCCACGTCCAGTCCGTCGAGCGGAAGCGGCTTGCATCGCAGGTCCAGCGGCGGGAATCGCAACTGATTGCTCGTCCGGTCAACAACGGCAAGAGGCCGGTGTCCGGGCGCGAGAAGGCGATTTCCAATGTTGCTGCAATGATGCGTGAGCGCATGCAGGGCGGCATGGGCAATTCAGATTGAACACCTGACACAAGGAGTAAGTCATGGCCTTCCTTCAGGCAGATGACATCGCTGACATGATCAAGACGACCCAGCGTGATCTGGGTCGCATGAAGTGGACCGACATCTCGTACAACCTTCAGGAGTACATCGCTCTGCCGATGATCCTCCAGCGCGAGAAGGTGTCGTTCCAGAGCGGCTACGGCATTCAGTGGAACGTCGCCGTTGCAACCTCCGGTGCCGCCAAGGA